AATGCTTGTTTCGCTGCAACAGATTTCGGAGCCATAGAGCCGGATTCAACTCTAAAATCTTTAGCTAATTTAAAATCTTGAGATTTAAATTGTTCAACTTCAACAGTATTATTTTTAGAAACAATATCAATAATCTGATCTTCTGGAACAAATTCATCCACAAGACTTAGTAATTGAGAACCAACTGAAGAAGTAGCTTCTTCAATAGAAGCTACAGTATGATAAATAAATGTGTCATTTGATTCCTGTAAATATGCAATTGCAGTTGCGGCTTCAATTCCTGGTGGAGTTCCGCCTCTATCCATTTCAGTTCTACCGGATAATTCATCCATATCTCGCAAAGTTCTATCCTGCTCTTGTAAGACATAAGACGGTAGAGCAGTTAATTCTTTTTCTTGAGGATATTCAAATCCTGGGTTAATTGGAATCATCAATCCAGGTTCCGAAGTAATTTTAGAAGTATCTACAGAACCTTTTTGGTAGTAAGTTTGCGGACGAGCCATTCTGTTCTTAGCTTCCACAATCTGACTTCTTGTCTTATTGTATTCCACTTGTAAAGGAATTAAATCTTCAATTACAGAGATAGCATAAAATTTTCCGGACGGAATATGATCTTGTTTAAGAAAAGGATATTCTCCATGACTAAATGGATAAACAGTATTTGACCATTTTCCAGGAAGCGAAACCGTTTCTCTTACAGGGGGCGGATTTTCTAAATCTTTCGCCTCATCATCTTCGATGATTTCTTCATTAAAATGCATCAATTGATCGTTGACGATTACTAACATACCACCTTTAGGATATTTAGCGTTCGGTTTAATCCAAATTTCTTTAAGAAAACACATATCAGAACTTTTCTGTTCCATGTTTTCTTTAATGTCGTTTGCTTTTCTAAGTTTGGAATCTGTTTCAGAATCGTTCGTTCCGCTGACTTTAACATCATATAATTCTTCAATAGATTCTGTAAGAACGGCTCGCCCATGAATCACAAAAGCTTGTTTCTGAATATCTTCTTCCTGTAAATCTGGAACATAAATATGAAATGAAGAAACAGCATCCAGCTGAGGATTAACAACTGTTCCGGCCATCGTGATATATGGTTTCATGAAAGAGGTGCCACAAATTAACATCCAAAAAGTAGCTGACCGCCGAACTTTATTAAACGTCAAAGCATGAAGATAATATTCAGCAATAGCTTCGCCTATTTTCGCAGAGGCAACATCTTTAGGCTCAGAAGAAGCTGGCTCAACAGAAAATTGAGGTTCTTCTTTAGTCAATTTAGTTAATTCTGTACGAACGGCAGGTTTAACTTTGTTGGCTACTACTCTAACTCTATTTTTAGGAACGGGAGGTTCAAATAATCTTTGAGAAGATAAAGGACCAATAGAAGGCGCCCAAGTAACGTACTGTTTTCCCAAATAGAAAGAAAGATTAATGAGCCACTGTCTTTCAAAACTTTCTCTTTGCTGTTTACATTTATTATACTGTTGATTCCAATAGCTCACTTCTTTCTTGATTGCTTCTGTCTGAATCATCTGTCACCTCCAATTCTTTATTAGCCTGCTCCACGAGAGCTTCCGGGTTAACCCAAGAAAGGTCAATGAATTCTCCTGTATTTTCATCCCCAATAAATTTCTCTTCAACTTCATCGGTAGTTCTAAAAAGTTGAGTATCGGGATTCATATCTTCATCAGCATAGTCTAAAGAACTGTCTCTTTTATCTTTAGTCGCCAAGGATTCTACTAAGCGAAATAGGTTGTTTATTTGTTCCTGTTGATTCTCGATTATCTTCTGTAGAAATTCCTCTGACATCATTTTCCTCTTTCGATTGTTCTCTTAGAAATTCCAAATTAATTCCATGTTCTTTGGCATAAACTACAAGATTGTCCCAGTCTTTTTTAAGTTGCGAGGCAGAACCAATAGCTTCACTTTGAACAGAGAGTAATAAATCCACTTCATCTTTAGTAAAAAATTCTCCTGCTGCTTTTGCCATATCTTTTAGACACATATTACATAAGTAAACATTACCCTCGTAATCATATGTAATACCAGTGTCTATAAAATACTCTCTATTAGCTTGAACTCCACATAAACATCTTCCACAAATATAAGGATGCATATGGGGTTTATCCATTTTTACTGCTGGTCTACTCATTTTAAAAACCTTTCATAGAATTCTTCATAAAATTGAAAAAACAAATTCCTGTTATAATAGAAACAATTGATGCTCCTATAAGTACTCCCAACCAAAACATTAATAATCACTCCCTAAAATTGGATGGACAGAGACCAAAGATTCCTGGCTGCTACCCCAATGTTTAATTAAATCAACGTCCCTATAAATATCATTTTCAATCGCTACAGGAGCGCCAATAATATTTCCAATTCGCATATCTTTTTCTCCCGGCAACGAAGGTCTTGAAACTACGCCATATCTTAAAGCATCACAAGCATGATCGTCCTTCTTTAATGGGGTTTCTTTAAGATTATTTCTATTTGCTACTTTAGAATTTAAAAATTTATCCCACCTGTATCGACCCAATTCATGAATTAAATTCACACAATTTCTAGTGATATATAACTGACGAGTTTTAAATCTATAAGCAACCCTGTTGATTCCAGCTATCACATCATTATTTGCGAGAGAAAAATACATTCCTGCTTCTGCATAAGCTGCCTGAACGGAACTTCCAGCAATTGGGTCTCTATTTCTAATAGAAGGATCAGCTACCATATATTCTATCTTATTTGTCAAACGGAGTTTAGCAATTTGATTTTTAATTTCTCGAGCATTTTCAGGAACTAATCTTCCAGGCTGGTAATATTCATCATAAACAACTATTCTTCCCTCTTGATCGAAGGCTGCCAAAAGAAAAGCAGTCGGTGCTCTAAGACCATGATCTAACATTCCAAAATGTCCCCAATTATTATAATAAAATTCCCAAACATCAGAATCTATAATTGAATCTATATATGTTCCAGGGAGATCATCTGTTTTTTGTTGTATAGCATCTGAATAAATTGTTCCACTGTAGGTCATATAATGACCAGTTAAACGTGCATCTCTTTGATCGTCTGACATTCCCATTGTGAGAATATCAATTTCAGCAGAATTTACATAAACATTTTCAGAAGTTGGCATTTCAAAAACTTCAATGTCTGGATTAGTTCCAGTCATACCAGGATTATAAAGTCTGTCTAGTGTCCACGACATATCAATTAGCGGAGTCATTGTTACCCAATAATCCCCACCTACGTCAATTAATCTGGCTAAATTTTCATTAAATATTTCTTCGGGAGGTTCCTCATCAAACCAAACACAATGTCTAGAAGTACCTGAGAATTTATCCACATCTTGATCGTATGACATAAACTCTAAGGTGCTGCCATTTGCTAAAGTTAAGGTTCTATCCCCCTTACTATAAGAATCTTCCCAACTTCCATTAATTAATTCTGATGAAGGCATCCATCTAGCAATCTCAGGCATAATAATTTTATTCACACCATTATCAAAATCAACCCCTATAGCTCTACATCTTACAGGGGGATGGAATTTTTTATTCCATTCATGTTTCCCAGTCATACGCATTACCATTTCAGCTCCGCCAGTAACAGTTTTTCCTGATCTGTTTCCGCCAATTGCTAATTTACCTCTAGCCTGACTTTTATGAAAAGATAATTGAATTGGCTGAGGTTTGTATCCATATAATGTCGGCCGTAAAGCCGTTCTCCTCAATGCAGAAGTAATTTCATTCTTTACTTCAATTAAAGAGAGCGGCTTTACGGGCTTCGACATTAAACGTCTACTAACTCATCTTCTTCGATATTTTCAACTTCTTTTGCTTCTGCTTCTCTTTTTTCTTTTACAATTTCTTTAAGAGCAGCTTTAACCTCAACTTCATCTAATGCGTCTTGTCTTAGAAAAGCTTCATATTCTTTAACTGCTACCTGAAATTTTTCCTCAGCTTCTCTTAAGAAATCTAATTTATTTGGTGCTTCCATTTTTTATTCCTTTCTTGTTAGGGGTTTGTTCTGTACTTTATAAACCGCACCTGTTCCAATTAATGCAATAATTCCCAATACAAGATTGGTATTTAGTTCTACTCCAAACATTTCATTTAACCAAGCTGCGAGTGGTAATACAAAAGCAACCATAGCCTTTTTTCTTTCTGCAAACCAATCTAACATTTTCTATCTCCTTTATTTGTTAATTAAATAAAGCATTAAAGGTATTGTTCCTACAAGTATTCCTCCAATAGCTATTACAAGTCCTTTAGTATCTGACACCCATGTATTTTTACCTCTGGATTCATTAATATATTTTTCATTATTAGTAGTTCTGTTTTCTATCACTGTTAATTTATCATTTACAGCAGTAAATAAAACAGAAACTTCATTGCGAGGCATTAAATTGGCAGCTTGATCTGCCAATTGTCCCCTAAATTCATTAACATTATCGAAACGTTTTTCTGCCGCTATTTCTGCTTTTAAAACAGCTTGTTGGGCTGCTTGTAAAGCAGCATTTACTGCTTTTTCTTGGGAAAGTAAAGCATCTCTTAAAGCTACTTGTTGACCTTCAAATCTTTGATTATCTCTAATATCTTTTTCTCGCATCATACTCGCTAAATGAACATGTAAAGTATCAACTGTCCACTTAGCAATTAACTCATTTCCCTCGATGGTCATTTATAAATCCCATCCTGCAAAATCGGTTATTTTAGTAATATTAGGTTCAGATATAGAGGGGGTATATGTTGGAAAGTTACCTCTACCAAATAAACTTAATAAATCTTCTCTCTCAACTAATTTAACTAAAAGTTCAACCCATTCATATTTAATGTATCTATCTCTGATATTTCCATTGGCAACATGAGTAACAAAAATTCCATCACGAAGCCATTCAGCCCTATCTCCCGGAACTTTAATAATTACCATCTTATTCATATCACTCACCAATTCCCATACAGTTAATTTATGAGTAGCAGGATTGAAATTTCTTTTAGCTGCTGGATATTCTAAAGGATCTCCATGATGTTTTTCACCTGGAACTTTAGAAGCTCTTATTCCCACACGATGAGCATTAGCTTGAAAATAATCTAATTCATTAACCATATCCGCCGCAACAGCACCAGTATCCCCAGTTAAAGCATCAGGAGGCATTGTTCCATGATAACTATTTCCTGGTGTTGCTGATGGAATTTCTCCATCGTTTAATACATACCAACCAGCTAAATGAAAATCATCTCCTGGAAAATATTTTAAATGCCCGGATTCATAATTTCCAGACGGTTTATTTACTCCAACATAAGTATATCGGCGAAAAAACTCACTATAAATTCTAGCGTCTGATCTCCAGCCTCCACTAATTCTTAAGGTTCCTTTACCTTCAATTTTATTCAAACGAATTAGTTCATTAAATCTTCGTTCAATTTCTTTATTAAGACCAAAAGCCATTAGCTATCCTTCTAAAGAAAAGTTTA